ATAGGTATTTGGGATTTAATAACCTCACTATTAAAAGGTAAAGAGGCTATTGATGATGGTGGCAGTACATACCTACCAATACCGCTAGGTAGAACAGAAGATGAGTATGAGTCATATCAGAAGAGGGCCGTACTATACAATGCCACAGCAAGAACATTAGATGGCCTGCTTGGTGCCATATTTAGGAAAGATGCTAGGGTAGACATTCCAGCACAACTAGATTACCTAAAATTAAATACTGATGGCGAGGGCAACAATATAACACAGTTTAGCAAAAAGGTTGCTATTGATGTTATTAGTCATGGCAGAGGTGGCCTACTTGTAGATTATCCCACAGCCAGCGGCGTTATGAGTTTGGCTGATGAGCGTAGTGCTAATATGAGGGCCAGAATACAATTCTACTGCCCACAAAGCATAGTTAACTGGTCTGTTGCTAGAGATGGTGGCCTACTTAAGCTTACAAATGTAATGCTAAAAGAGGAGTATGCTGAAAGAGCGGCCCATGTATTTAAAGAGAAGAAGTTCTCTAGGTTTAGGTTGTGTGAACTTGACAGTGAAGGCTACTATGTAATCAGGATACTAGAGCCAAAGATAGTAGATGACCCAAAGAACAGAGGCAGTAAGATAGTAGAATACACCGAGGTTGACACTATTGAGCCATACCTACCTAGTGGCAAGAGACTAGACTTTATACCATTTAAGTTTATTGGTGCTGTTACTAACACACCTAAGCCAAATAAATCTCCACTGTACGACCTAGCGCAACTAAACCTAGCACACTATAGAAACTCTGCCGACTATGAAGAGGCACTGTTTATGCTTGGTCAACCAACACCGTATATTACTGGCCTAGATAATGAATTTATTGAGAAAAACCAAAGTTCATTAAGAATAGGGTCGAGGGCTTGCTGGCTACTACCGGAGGGTTCAGAGGTTGGCCTACTAGAATCTAAGAGCGAGAAAAACCTACTTCAAAAAGGTATGGAGCTTAAGGAAGCTGAAATGATTGGCCTTGGAGCCAGGCTTGTACAAGATAATTCGTCTAGGGGTAGTGAGTCTAGTGAGAGTGTGTCACTAAGAAGGTCTGGTGAAGCAAGCCAAATGGCATGTATAGCAGATAACATATCTTCAGCCATTCAGCAAGCACTAGAGTGGTGTGCAGTGTGGATGAACGTACCAGACGTAGATATCAGGTTTAGCTTAAATAAAGACTTCTTTACTAACAGGCTTACACACAATGACATCACTGCATTAGTAAGTGCTTGGCAAGGTGGTGCAATATCTCACAAAGTTGTACTGGATAACCTACGCAAAGGCGAGATTATTGATAGTTTGATGGATGATGACACTGTACTAGATGATATTAGTAATGAAGATACCAACCTAAATCAAGTTTTTATAGACCAGAGTGAGGGTGATAATGTCAACATTGGATAGTGCTATAGAGCATCAAGTTAACTTGGAGAGATACAAGTCTAGTGTATCAAAAAAATATGCTGCATATGTAAATCAACTTGCCAATGATGTTCACACTATACTTTCATCATTATCAAACACTTACAAAGATATTAGGGCTGCTATAGTGAGTATAAATGCCTTAATTGATAGTACATATAACAAGGTTGGTATTGACTACCTAGAAGATATTAAGGGACTACTGGAATCTGAGGTACCATATGTTGCAAGAAGTGTAAACTACAGCAATATAGACGAGGATTCTGATGCAATTCTTTCTCTTACGCTAAGCTCACTGTTGCTCGGCTTGTCACTAACTGACCACCTACTAGCACAGAAAAGTTCTATAAAAAGGGTCATTAAAGCAAGTATTATGAGTGGGTATTTGAATAAAGTACCAATATCAGATGTTGCTAGAGGTATTAGGGGTACAAAGGTTAGTGGATATAAAGATGGAATATGGAATACGGCAAACAACAAATTATCATCCATTACCACCACTGGTGTACAACATTATACGACAGAAGCAAAAGTTAGGGTTTGGAAGGCAGCGAGTGATGACAGGCAGGAGCCACTAGGCAATGCCAAAAGGGACAGTACAGAACAAAAAACAATTGACAAGTATATTTGGATATCTGTACTGGACAGTAGAACAACCCCAGTGTGTCGGGGGAGGAGTAACAAAGTGTATGTAGTTGGTAATGGCCCAAAGCCTCCAGCACACCCTAGATGCAGGTCTATCATCCACCCCTATAGTGAGGCATTGGTTGTACCAGAAAGCTACTCAGAATGGCTCAGGAGGCAGCCTAGAGGCACTATTGATGACATACTCGGAGAGGCTAAGGCAAAACTATTTATAAGTGGAAAAGTAACACTAGATAAATTCGTAACAGAGAGTGGTAGGGAGCTTACCCTACAACAGTTGAAAACAAAACTAGGCAGTGCCTAAAATTAAATAAATCCTTGAGGGAGAAACATTATGACACCAGAAGAGTTTTTAGCTAGTCCAGAAGGACAAGCACTATTGAATTCACAAACCGAAGCAAAGCTAACTAAAGCAGTTGAAACAGCTACTGCTGGCCTTGTTGCTAAACGTGATGAACTTTTGGCAGAGAAAAAGAAAGCATCTGCAGAGCTTAATGAGATTAAGTCTAAGTATAACCTAGAAGAGTATGACAAGGTACTAGGTGAGTACAAGGCTATACAAGAGTCAAAATTAAGTGCTGAAGAAAAGCTCGCAAAAAGAGAACAGGAACTAGCGACACAATTCTCACAAAGGGAGAAAGAACTACTTAAGAAAATTGAGTCTGAAACATCTACCCTTACTGAACAAGTAACTAAAAAAGATCAAGCACTGCGTAAGTATCTTGTAGATTCAAAATTGCAATCTGAGATAGTTAATGCAAGTGGTGTGCCAGAGCTTCTTATGCCTGCCCTTAGAGATAAGGTTAAAGTGTTAGAAGAGAATGGAGAATATGTTGTGCGTGTTATTGATAATGGCGTTACAAGAATTGGTGATAGTTCAGGTACTCCAATGTCAATACAGCAGCTTGTAAATGAGTTCAAAGAGAACCCAATTTATGGCATGGCTTTCAAGTCGTCAGGGGCGACAGGTGGATCAGCAACAGGAAACAGTACAGCTAGTACCAGCGGTGCAGCTATGAAAAGATCAACAATGTCTGTATCTGAAAAGACAGCATTTGTAGACAAGCATGGTAAAAGTGCTTATCTAAAACTAGATTATTAAACTAAATTATATTTTAAAGGAAAATTATTATGGCTACTGGTACTAAATCCGATTTCATCATTTGGGATGATCAATTTCACTCAGGTATGACGGAAGTGTTGGCTCAAGAGGCTAACGTGTTTAACGGTGCATCTAATGGCACTATGATTGTTAATACGGTTGGTCGTGTAGGCGACTTTGCGCTGGATTCTTTTTATAAGACTATCTCAGGGTTAATTCAAGATCGTGACCCAACTTCAACTGCTGCAGCTACTGCATCTAAGCTTACACAAGATAACTTAATCTCTGTTAAGCTTAACAAAATGGCATTGGTAGAACAAACCCTAGATTCTTTTAAGAAGAAAGGTGTTGATTCACGCGAAATGTCATTTGTACTTGGTCAACAGTTTGCTAAGGCTGTACTCGTTGATTACATTACCTCTGGTGTCGGTGCTGCTGCTGCTGCTATTGGTCAACACAACAACCAAAACAACGACTCAGCTACCATTACTACTGCTGGCTTGGTTCAGGCTTTGTCTGTGCTTGGTGATCGTGGTGGTGATGTTGCTGCTTTTGTTATGCACTCTAAAGCATATTATGACCTAGTTCAGTCCCAGATTGCAGCTAACATCTATGATGTGTCTAGTGTTAACATTAAGCAAGGTAGTCCAATTACTTTGGGTCGCCCTGTTATTGTTACTGACTCAGCTAGTCTGATTTCTGTTGGTACTGGCCCAGGTGCTGTTGATGAGTATCACACTCTGGCACTCACACCTAATGCTATTAAGATTGAAGAGTCAGAAGAGCGCAACCTGCACTCTACCATTGTTAGTGGTAAGGCTAACTTGATTCTACAATGGCAAGCAGAGTATGCATACAACCTAGCCCTAAAAGGCTACAAGTATGACACTGTTAACGGTGGTGCAAGCCCTAACTTGGCTACGCTGGCTACTGCTACTAACTGGGATAAAGTTGTTACCGATAACAAAGACTTGCTTGGTGTTCGTCTAGTAACTCAGTAATATTGGTTAACTATAGAGGGCATTTCTGCCCTCTGTATACAGGAGTAACTATGAAAATTGATAGAGTTCTAATATACCTTGCAGGGTCTAATCTTAACAGTTTAGAAAAAGAGTTTGTAGATGGTTTAAAAGAGCCATATACATGCCGTAACTCACAGTTTTTTAAAGCTGTAGAGGATTTTAAAACTGTATACAATCTAGCTGGCAATGAAGAGGTGGCTAAAGCATACCCAAATTCCACCAACCCACTAGCTATTGTAGAACCCAAGCCTGACGATGGTGAGGTTAAGTTAAACAAGGGTGGTCGTCCACCTAAACTTAAGTAATTAAGTGGCTTAGTAGATGGATTTACTTTGTTAAATTAATGTTGTATTAGCTAAAGTAAGGAATTAAAGATGTTAGTTAGCGAACTTGCTGGGGCAATCCTCGGTGGAGGAGGTTTAATGGCTATTGTGGGGTTAGTATACAACATCTGGAGTGGTAGTAAGTCAGCAAAAGACGCTCGTTTATCTGACATAGAACACAGGATTGGTGCTCTAAATGAGATGGATGCTGCCTTTAAAGAGGGGTCTAAACGAATACACTATAGACTGGATGTTATAGAAAGTTCACAGAATAAGTTAGAGGTTAGACTAGACTCCGACATAAAAGATGTTAAAAGAAGTATAGAAAAACTAAGTGATTTAATAGTGAAAGCACTATCTAAAGGAGGTTAACAGTGAGTTTAGAATCAACTGCAGGATCAACCACTGCTGATAGCTTTTGTTCTGTAGTTGAAGCTAATGCATACCATGCAGCTAGGCTACATAATGAAGTTTGGTATAATGCAACCACAGATAGTAGAGAAAGGGCGCTTAAGTGGGCTACAAGACTATTAGATAGTATGATGTGGAAAGGTCAAAAGGCAGATTCAGATCAAGCCTTAACATGGCCTAGAAGCTATGTATATGATGCTAATGGTGATGCCCTACTAGCAACCAGCATACCTAATTTTCTAATCAGTGCAACATCAGAGTATGCTTTTGAGCTACTAAAATCTGATAGAGAGGTTGATAGCGACACATCAGGCATTAAAGAGGTAATGGCTGGCGAGGTATTGGTTAAGTTTGATAAAACAGACAGGCCATCTAAAACTCCAACCAGTGTATATAGAATTATAAGCAACTATCTAGGAAGTGGGTCAAGCCCTAACTTTACTAGAATAGAGAGGATTTAATATGGGGTTGGCTAGTGTAGTTAAGAACGCAGTAAGCGCAGGCTTTAATGCAATGGGTGCTAGTACTGATGATGGCCTGCAAACAGCTATGACATACAATAGGGTGGTTGTAGGCGAATATAGCACAACTACTGGTAAACGAGTAACTACCGTATCAGCCACCCCACTTGATGCCATCTTTTATAAAGTCAGAGACAAAGAGGTGGATGGTATTAAAATTAAGATTAATGATGTCAGAATTGTATTTCCACAAAGTAAGTTACTTTTTACACCTTCTGCTAATGATTATATCACCCTTAGTGGTAGGAAGATGGAAGTTATACAGATCATTGAAGACCCAGCTAGAGCCACTTGGCTGCTATTTGTAAGAGGTGTTTAATGGATGTAAAGAAACTACTATACAAAAAGATAGAGGAAAAACTAGAGGTTGTTAGTAGGGAGTTTGCTAGAGGATTAGTTGGAAGCGAGGATCACCCTTTGCGTACAGGTATCACTAGAGCTAACTGGATTCCATCAAATAATGAGAAAATAATTCGTCACAGTATGTTTAACATATCTATGGATGACATATTAGATTTCTCTGGTTCGCCACTTGTGTCTCTAGGGGAGGCAGAGGCCGTAGCTACAAAACCTACCAACTTTAAACTTGGTGATACAATGCTATGGACAAATTCAGTAGAGTGGGTGGACGACCTAGAGTATAGACGTAAGTTCTTTGATATTACAGTGGCTGATGCCCTGCAAAGAGCTAAAAAATCAACAGGAGGGGATTGAGCATGGCTTTAACAATGCTACAAGCAAAGCAAGCAATTGAGGGTATGTTTGTTGACAATTGGACAGGTACTTCCCTTAGCAATGTTAGGTTTGAAAATGTTCAGTTTACACCGCCTGATAACGAATACTGGGTTAGTTTAGACATAGTGTACGCTAATAGCACTAATGCCGCTATACATGCAGCATTAGACACAAGGCGAAATGGTTTTGTCATAGTGGATGTATATGGGCCACCAGATGATGGCAGTAATAATATACTAACCCTAATTGAAGAAGTCACTGAGATATACGAAAACAAGCAGTTTGGTGGCATAAACACATATGCTACTAGACCAAGGCATATTGGAATTAATAACACACAAGGTAGCGATGCTCTCTGGTATATTTACCGAGTTAGTATCCCCTTTTACTACTATACATAATATCTGAGGAAATAAAGATGAGTTTTGCAACTACTAACCAAACTGGCCTATACATCGTAGAAGAAGCTACATGGGGAGTTACCCCAGCTACGCCAGTATTACAAGAGCTTCGCCTTACTGGTGAAGGTATCAACTACGAAATAGAAAACGTAACATCCGATGAACTACGATCTGACAGAATGGTATCAGATACAGTACAGGTTGGTCAAACAACTTCTGGCAATGTTGACTTTGAACTGTCATATGGCACATATGATTCTCTAATGGAGTCTGCTGTTTACTCTGAGTTTGTACCACTTGACTCTGGCAATACATCTGATACAATTACTGCTGGTGCATCTGGTTCAAACCTAGAGATAACTGTATCTGATACTGGTACTATTACGTTTGGATCAGCATACACTATTGATGCAGCAGTTGGTCAGTGGGTATACTTGAATAATGCTACAACCCCAGCAAACAACAACTACTACAGAATTACGGCAGTTGCTGGTAATGAAATTACAGTAGTCCCAACACCTGACACATCTGAGGTATTGGAATCTGTCAGTACAGTCAGCTCTGCTAGATTGCGTAACGCTGCTACCGCTGCTAACATTCTAGAAAAATCATTCACAGTTCAGAAAGTATTTAACGATACCACTGTACCAACCTATCAGAATTTTACTGGTATGATTGCTGATACTATGTCTCTTAACTTTGAAGTTGGTAGTATTCTTACTGGTAGCTTTGGCTTTATGGGTAGAGCTGCTGATATTTCTACTTCGCCTATTGCTGGTTCAACTACTACTAATGCCACAACTACAGATGTTATGAACTCAGTATCTAACCTGAATAACATTGAGTTTGATGACACAGATACTAGTGCATCGTTGCTATCTATGACTCTTGAAACAACTGGCAACCTTAGAGCACAAAAGGCTATTGGTAGCTTGGCATCAGTTGGTGTTGGTACTGGCCGACTAGAAATCACTGGGTCTATCTCATTGTATTTTGAGAATATTACAGAATATAATAAGTTCCTTCAAAACACCGCTTTTAAAGTTAGCTTTAGAGTTAACGACAGTGCTGGTAACGCATACATTGTTACCTTGCCTAAAGTTAAGTATGAAGGTATGACAATGGTGGCTGGTGGTCTAGATGCTGATATAGAAATGTCAGGTAACTATAGAGCACTACTAGGTACTAGTGATGGCGTTAACTACATGATTGAGATTGACAGAGTTAGTGCATAACATTTGATATTGTTATAACAATATGCTATAATATATCTTATAGTTTTAGACTAGAGGGAATAATCCCAAGGCTGTGTCACTCCCCTGCGCAGCCCTAGTCGCCTTAATATATATCAGGGGAGATTTAATTACAAGGGGATTTATAAATATGAGTGGATTAAACGCATTTGCTATTAACGTAGACAAAGAAGATGAAGGTATTTGGGAGTCAGTTGGTGATATGAACTTCCTAGTAGCTAGAGCTGGTAACAAAGAGTGGAAGAAGCTGTATAAGCGGCTTGAAGCAACTAAGTTTGGGCCAGCACATCGTAAGAGTAAAGAGCGAGACCCAGAGAAAGAGCTGGATATTCTAATACAGTGTCTGGCTTATACAGCGGTACTAGATTGGAATAACGTCACCCTAGATGGTGAAGAACTAAAATACAGCAAAGAATTGGCCTATGATATTTTAGGTGATAAACGCTTTAAGCTTTTAACAGAAGAACTCCTAGACCTAGCTTTAAATCAAGAGCGGTTTAAAGAGGACATGATTGTTGAAGACGAAAAAAAGTAGCTGAAGCGGTAGTTTGGCAAGAGTTTTATGGAAGACGCTCTTTAGATAAGATGGTAGAAGTAATGCGTAAAAAGGCTGAAGCTAGTATGGTAGAGATGGACTCCATATTGGCCGAAGCCTTTTTTGCTTTCTACTGGCTGAGTAATGGCAGAGAAGCAGCCATTGGAATGTCAGGTGCCATTGAGTTTATGATACCGCTTAGTGAAATAGCTACATATCACAAAATATTTGAGCCAAAGATGGATTTACAACATTTTGTAAGGGTAATAAGAGCCGCAGATAGGAAGTATCTGCAATTAGCCGCTGAAAAGCAAGCTAAAAATGTAAAAGAGACAAAATGAGGCAAAAAAAATATGTCTGACATTAATTTAAGTGTTGGGTTACACACTGGGAATGCTGTGAAAACAGCAGAAAACCTAGTAAAAAGCCTAAATGATATTATAAGTAGGGGCAAACTACTTACAGAGACTAACAAGTCTATAAGGGATAGTACAGATAGGGTAAGCAGCGGGTTTAAGTTTGCCACTGTTTTCATGGATAAATATGGCGATAGTATTCGTAAACTAGCTGGCACTGGTGGTGCATTTACAACTAATGCTGCAAGCATGCGTGATGTATTAGAATCAACTGTTAGTTCGTTTAGCAGGGCAGCCCAGGCTATTAGTACATATGAACGTAGCTTAGGTGGTCTAGGTAATGCAAGTAGTAGAGCTTCTGCTCAGGTAAACTCAGCCAGGGATGCCGTAGCTGCTGCTGCTAATGCAGCCGCTAATAGCAGTGCTAGTCAGAGGGCATTATCTGACTCACTAGGTAGATTAACAAGTAAATACGCCCCATTAAACACTGCTATTACTAATGCAGCCAAGGCACTAAAGGCATTAGAAAAGGCCGAACGTGCTGGTAAGATTAGCAGTGATACACTGGCAGAAGCCAGAAGAGGGGTTGCTAAAGCCATAGAGACTGCTAACTCAGCACTATCTGGTGGTGCATCAGCTAGTAGAGCTGCTGTATCAGAAACTGAAAGGCTTGTAAAGTCTTATGATGGTATGCACAATAAGATTAGGCAGCTAAGGGCAGACTTAATTGCACTTAATACTGCAGAAGTTAAGGCTACTATGACTAGGCAACAACATGCTAGAATAACAGCCGAAGCTAAAAGCAGGTTTGAAAGTGCTAGTGCCGCTGCTAAAAGGTCAACATCTGATACTGCTGCATTAGCTGCTAGTGTTAATAGGTTGGCATCATCATATTCACCAGCTATTACTAGATCAGAGCAGCTAAATAGGGACATACAGCAACTAAGCAGGGCAGTGGCCTCTGGTGCAGGTAATGTAGAACACTATAGAAGGGCATTAGCAAATGCACAGAGAGAGCTAAGTTCCTTATCACCAACACTGACTAGAACACAGAGGGCAATACAAGCATTCTCTGGTGGTATAAGGACTGCAGATAGGGGGTTAATTGGTGCCTCTAGAAGTGCAGGAGCATTAAACCCAGTATTATCAGATCAGGTTGGCTTCTTTAGGTTTGCTGGTAGAGCTGCAGCATTGTATATTAGTTCGCTAGTAACGTCTAAACTATTAGACACTAACCTTGCATTGATGGCACTCAATGAGTCGCTTAAGGCCATAGCTGGCAGTAGTACATCAGCCGCTAGAAGCATGCAGATGCTAACTGATACTGCAGATATATTAGGTTACACCACACTAGAGCTTGGTAAAGGTTATAAGCTAATCTCGGCATCTGCTAAGAGTACAGCCTTAGAAGGCGAAGCTATAGATGCTATATTTAAGTCTATAACATCTAGCTCTAGGGCACTAGGGCTTAGTGCTGCTGATACCGAAGGTAGTTTGAGAGCTTGATATGGGTTCTCCTAGCTAGTAATAGCTAGAACAAATAAATTGGGTTAAATGCTGGAACATCGTAAAGACACAATAACCACAAAGTAGTTGGTGACAACAGGCTTGACGGTTTGAAAATATTGTGTATAATTACTTCTGTAATTAATCGACAATCAGCAGGGACATTTAGTGTATCACTATTTACCCTCAGAGACTATTCCGAAAGGAAGTACACCTAAGTGGGTGGAAAATCCAACCCCTAGCAATAGGGTGAATATATAGTCCGATCTTATAGGAAACTATAAGCTGCTTAATGCGGGGAGTGCTTAACGACCACTCCTGAACACCATGCTTGCACAAATGATATCTAAAGGTACGGTTAATTTTAGCCGCTTAATTCAGAAATGGATTATGAAAACTATTTTAATTGCTGGAAACCCTCGTAAGGCTTAACATACAATACCACATAGCAATATAGTGGCGACCTGTAAAAATTGTTAAGATAGAGACAATCAGCAGTGAAGGTGCTAAAGGTTGAGTAACCAACCTTTAGCACAACATTCAACGATCAGTCGAAAGACGTAGGGCCAAGTGGCCCGAAATGGATAGGCTCTAAACAGGTAACGCTGTAGAGTAAGATATGATCTGGACTGCACAGAGATGTGTAGGAGCAGGTAAAGCTGCCGATATGTACTAACGACACATATTGAACAAATCGACAAAGTGAGGAGCTAAAGTCTCATAAACCAACGACTTATGAGCAAATGGTTCCCTAGTCAGTGATGGCTAGTAAAAAACTTCTCTAACTGCGGGGAGGTCTTGACAAGTATACACTACTAAGCAATAGTGGTGACACTATTGTGGCTAGCGGTAATGCGTTAGGTATAGTAACAAGGTGTGTAATAGAGATAATCCGCATCGAATATTCTTAAACTCTGAATAAGTACATTAGGAGAAAATACATAATGAATGAATACAATATACATGGATATACTGCAAGACAGTGTGAAGATTGGTCTAATTATGCTATAACAAGTTGTGGTATAATGTTTAGGATATCCACAGGAAAGGCTATGGCACACCAGCTAAGGGGAGTACCCCCAACACTGTGTGTCAGGGTTTGTCATAATGGAGTGGCTAAACATGCTGCTATACACAGAGCTGTAGCTAAGGCTTGGGTAACTAATACTAACCCTAGTAGGTTTGACATTGTAAACCACATAGATAATGACAGGTTAAACACTCACTACACAAACTTAGAGTGGACTGATACTGATGGCAACAAGCTACACTCAGTGGCAACTGGGACAGAGGGTAAGGGTGAGGATCTTTATAATAGCACCCTAACTGATCAGCAAGTACATGATATGTGCAAGTTGCTCATTGATGGTAGTAGTGTGTCAGATTTATCCAAAGAGTTTGGTGTATCAAAGGACATAGTTAGAAAACTTAGGAATGGTGATACCTATACCCACATCAGATCCTTATATGACATTCCTTGGACATATAAAAACTTGATATCAGCTAAGTCTGTTATCTGGGTTTGTGAGATGATATGTGATGGCCGTAGTGATAAAAGCATTGTGAAGCTCAGTAACAATAAGCTTATAAACATATATGAAGTAAAGCGTATTAGGAATAAGATACGATACAAACATATATCAGATATGTATTTTTAAGAATAGCGTTCAACGATCAGTCGAAAGACGTAGGGCCAAGTGGCTCGAAATGGGAAGCCCCTATTTATAGGGTGAAGATATGATCTGGTCTGCATGGAGACATGCAGAAGTTCATAAGAGAACTGGGGGTGACTAACGACCACCCTTGAACACAACGAAAAGGGCAGCTCGGTGAAAGGTTAAGAATATTGACCCTATGGATAGTAATGTCCATAAGCAAACTTATTTAATTGCTGGAAACTCTCGACAGGCTTAACATAGGATACTAAGTAGTGATACATTAGCGAACCCTAAAAATTGTTAAGATAGAGACAATCAGCAGCCAACATGCTCATAGAGCATGCGGTTCAACGACTATCCCGAAAGGGAGTACATCCAAGTGGGTGGAAATGGTGAGCAACCTTTATCCAAGAGGTTGATGATATAGTCTGGCCTGCGTGGAGACATGCAGATGCAGGTAAAGCTGCTGGCATAGATTAACGACCTATGTTGAACATTAGCGACCTGGAGCCTTCAATTTAGCTGCTAAAGCTATGAAAGTGAACACAAAAGAGCTTGGTAAAATGCTAGAAAATGGTGAGGTACTGGCTACCGACCTACTACCTAGACTTGCACTAGAGCTTAATAAAACATTCGTTCCAACAACAGAAATGCTTAATGGCCCTCAAGCTGCTATTAATCGCATGAAACAAGCATTTATTGACTTATCTGGGGTAGCTGGTGAGGCTGGATTCCTAGATGGTGTTACTAACTTTGCTAACGCATTAAATGACTTAGCTAGAAGTGACGCTGTAGTTGATATTGTAAAAGGACTAAGCGCAGGCTTTAAGTACCTATCAGAAAATACCTCATTAGTAGCAGCATCATTAGGTGGTGCTGCAGCGGCATTTGCTGCATTTAAAGCGCAGGCAGTTATGACTGACATAGCCACTGCTGGTACATTGACCAAGGTTAATGCATTAAAACTTGGGTTAAACAGCTTAATGGCTGTATTTGCTAGTGCTGCTGCTGGATTTGCGATTGGTGACTGGGCTAACCAGTTTGAAACTGTAAGACTGGCTGGCAGTTATATGTTTGAAGCTTTTCTTCATGCTTTTGAAAATGTAAAACTATCTGCGGCTCTAGCCTTTGCAAGTATTAAGCTTACCGTGTATACGGTGTTGACTAGTGTTGGTCTATTCTTTGTCAAGTCAGCACAAGGTTGGGTAGAGATATTCTCAACAGTAGCTGAAAAAATTGATGGTGTAATAGGCTCAGATTTAGCAAAGATGTTTGAGCCAGCCAAAGCTTCTCTACAGGCTGTTTTTGACGAGGTGGACACTAAGGGCTTGGGAGCTATAAAAGGCGAACTAGCAGCCGCCAGTGAAGCCCTAGCTACGTTTTCAGCCAATGTTAAGAGCAACCACGAAATAATGGTTGAGCAAAGGGATGAGATAAGAAAGCAAGGGGAGGCTGCTGCTGCCCTTGGTATGACTATTGGTGAGTTGGAAGCAGCACAAGTTAAGAAAGCTAGAGCTGATAAGATGGCTGCTGAATGGGCTGCAGACCTAGCAGAACAAACTAGGGTGTTAAATGAGGCTACCGTTAAGAACACTGGCCTAAATAACCTAGAGAGGATGGCTAGTGCCTTGACATTGGTTTCTGAAGCTGCAGGCAGAGCTGATGAAACTGCTGGGTCAATACTAAAGCTTGGCAAAGATATTGACAAACTAAATAGAATTATTAGTACATCCCCAAAAGTAGTGGGTGAGATGGAAGATAGTTTAAAAGCTTTTAACAAACAAATATCAGAATACAGAAAGTCTATGTCAAAGGCTAAGGATGCTAATGATATGGATGAATACAAGAGACTTGCTGAAAATTTAGCTACTGCAGAAAATGAGGTAGCTAGACTGCAGAATGGTATAGAAACTATGCCTAGCACTCTTGAAAAGCTAAAAGATGGCGTACACTTTTTAAATGTTGAGCTTGCTGAAGTTAGTCGTACAGATGCTGACAAATATTTTGATGACACCACTAACAAACTAATACAGCAAGAGATAGCACTAGAGTCTTCTATAGTATCTTTAGAGAAGTATAAAGACGCTGCTGTGGCTGCAGCATGGGCAGAGGCTATAGCAAACGGTGTTGAAACACCTAAAGCCGATATGATAGCTGATCAAGTTGCTATAATAATAAAGCTTAAAGAAGAGCTGGACAGGTTACGAAAGACTTACAAGTCAACATCAGATATATTCTCAGAAGGATTTGGTGATATGTTTGAGGATATGGGTAAAACCCTAGCCCCATCATTACAGGATGCCATATCTAGTGGTGACTGGGCTGGTGTAGGCAAGTCTATTGGTAACATGCTTAGTAGTACGCTATCTGCTACAGTTAGTGAATCACTGGTTAGCTCACTGGGTGGTGGTGCTATGGCTGGCATATTAGGCCCAATTGGTGGAGCTATAGCTGGTGGTATTGTAGACTTAGCTGTAAATAAGATAGGTGACTATCTAAGTGGTGATTATGTTGACCCTACTGCCGATAGACAGGCTGCTAATGGTACTGGCACAGTTCTTGGTAGTATAGATGCTAAATCACAATCTATTGCTAATGCTACAGACCTAATAGCAGCTTCTAATGACCAGTTGGTTAGTATTAACAGGAAGATGTTAGGTGCTTTAGAAAACCTTACTAGGTCTATATTATCTGCTTCCACTCAGGTTATGAAAGATAGAAGTAAACTAGATTTTACAGCCCCTGTAGTAGATGAAAACCTATTTAAAGCTAATGCTGGTACTGCCCTTCTAGGTGCTAATGTAGTTGCAATATTGGATGGCGCGATGCTGGGCCTTGGCTCACTATTAGGTAATGCAATAGGTAAGTTACTTGGTGGTAAAACCAGAAAAGTGGACGAGGGTATTAAAATACTGGGCGGTAACATTACTGACCTTGTTAACAACACTGTTGTACAAGCCTTTGTGGATTATAAAAGTCGTAGTTGGAAGTTTGGTAAATGGAAGAATAATACTGATACTGAAAGCCTTGGTAGTGAAACAGACAAACAATTTACTGCTGTGTTCAGTGACATAGTAGATAGTGTCACTGCTGGTGCTTCTGCACTTGGAATGGCTAGTGAAGACATTAAAGCAGCACTTGCTGGTTTTACAGTAGATACTACACTTATTAGTACAGAGGGGTTAGATGCTGCTGGTCAAGAGCAGGCTCTTCAAGAATATTTTAGCACAATATTTGATAAACTAGCTATAGCTGTACTTCCTATGTTAACTGAGCTTCAAAAAGGCGCTGAGGGGCCAGCTGAAACTCTAGCCAGAGTTAGCACTGAATACTCCTTAGCAACTGAAGCATATAGGTCACTAGGCTTCTCAATAGCTTCTAATATGGGTGAGTTAATACCTGCTATTACACGCATAGACCTGTTTGGTAAAGCCATTAGTGAATTAGCAGTACCTACTGATGTACTTATATATGCAGCCAGCGAGCTAGTTAACCTAGTTGGTGGTGTAGATGCCTTCTCAGAAGCTCTAGCTTCATTTGAGCAGAATTTCCTAACAGAATCAGAGAACTTTATCAACTTATCCAGAAGACTTGGTGATGCGATGGGTGATCTACCTCTGCCAGAAACCAGAGATGGGTTTAAGGAACTCCTACAAGCACAGAGTGCAACTACAGAAGGTGGTAGAGAGAATATAGCACTGCTTCTTAAACTGCAAGGTGTAGCTGATGGGTACTATAGTAAGCTTGAAGATTGGTCTAGTAAAATATCATCATCCTTTAAGAATGCAACTACTGTAGATATATCCTCTGATCAACTAAATGCTTACCTAGCTAGACTTAAAGAGGGTAGCATTGATATAGAGGCGCTTACTACTGAGATTGGTCTACTGTCTGGTGCAGCTTTAGATGCTGGAGAAGCTATAGCAGGTCTAACAGCTACCCAACAAGAGGCTAGGGACTTAGAAATAAGAAAACTAGAGCTTTTAGGGGATGCTAGTGGGGCTTTATCTCTTAAAAGGGATAAAGAGCTAGAGTCTACTCAAGAGGCTAACAGGGAAGCTCTAAGGAGTATATACGTCATTGAGGACTCTATAGCTGCTGAGAAAGAACTAGAAGCGGCTAGATTAGAAGCTCTAAATACAACCAATGCTGCAGTAGCGGCATATCATGCCACTGGTTTTCAAGCTAGTAATACAGATGGACTAAGCCTAACTGCAGAGCAGATAGATAACGTTAGTAAGAGTCTGGTAGATGGTGTTGGTGATATTGCATCATTTAATACTGCTGTAAGTGCATTTACATCCAACTTTATATCTGAAGAGATGAAACTAGCTAAGTCTACTAACGAGCTAACGAGTAAGTTTGCTGAATATGGTATGACTGTACCAGCAACTAGGGATGCCTTTGTAGAGCTTTATCAAAGTCTAAATGTGATGACAAAGAGTGGTAAGCAAGGTGTTATAGAAATGCTTAAAATCTCTGCCGCTGCTGATACATTCTATAAGGCACAGGAAGCTGCAGCCACTAGAATGTATGACTTAGAGAGTAGGCTTTTATCAGCTCAAGGGAAGGAGTTACAGCTAGTTTCTAGGGCAAGAGTTAAGGAGTTAGCAGCGGCCAGTGATACTGAGAAGGCTATTCTAAGGCAGATATATGCTGCTGAAGACTTAAACACTCAGAGAGAACTACAGGCCGATACAGACTCTAAAGTAGCTGATGTCAGGGATAGACTAAATTCTGCATACCAGACAGAGATTAGTAACCTATCTACCCTAACTGATAAGATGAGAGGCTTAGGAAGTAGTCTAAGAGACTTTGGTACATCTCTTAAAGTTGGTGAACTATCTACCTTAACACCACAGCAACAGTTAGCTGTGGCTAGAAGTGAGTTTACAAGCACAGCTAATGCAGCACAAGGTGGTGATGTTGGAGCCATAGAGAGACTACAGGCTGTAGCTACTACATTCCTAGAAGAGTCTAGAAGCTTTCAAGGTAGTGGTGGTACTTACTCTGCTGACTTTGATGCTGTACAGACAGCTATATCTAACTCTGCTACTGTTGCTGAACTACAAGCACAGCAAGCAGAAAGACATAGATTAATCTTAGAAAACCAGCTAGATGTACAGAAACAGACACAGCAAGAGCAGGCTAATATTCGTCAAGCTGTTGAGGCGTTAGTTGCTGTTCAGAGAGAGAGTGGTACTTTAAGTCTACAACAGCTTAATGAGATTAGAAGAAGTATGGCTATTCTTGAAAGCAATAGCTCATTAAGTACATCCCAATAAATATTAGCCCCTCGAAAGAGGGGCAATACGGAGGATAATATGGGTACAGAACTAGAAGATAATCAAGAGATGATTTTTATATGTGAAATGGTGGTACAGAACCCAGTTCAGAATACCATAGTATCGTTTCAGAAATCAATTGACAGTAATGGATATACTGTTGGTACACAAACAGCAAGTGTTGCTGTAACGGCTACAGGAGTTTAGTATGGCTATACCAATTCCCCACCATCATATAACATTTGACAATGCTGATTACAATTCAGGGGACAATACATACAGCAACCTAACGTCACCATCACAACCACTTACTGTTGTTGGTACTAGGGAGGTTGTTGATGGACATAGCGCCCAAGCCCTTAACTTTGGTGAAAACAAGATACAGTATGGTACGATGACATCCCTAAGTAATGGGGAAACTTGTACTATATCTTTGTGGGTTAAATGGTCTGGTACACAATCTGGAACTGGTGTTTTATTTAGCTATGGGTCTAGGGTTTATAGTGCTGGTTCTACTTTAAACAAAGGTGCTGATATTAGAATTAGCAGTAATGGTAGAATATACTCATACCACTATTTTAAGAATAATGAATCAAACACAT